CGGCCATTCCGGCCGCCTCTCGGTTCCCCAAAACCGCCTTAGCTATGCCACTTCGTACTACACCTCCAAGGCAGGCGACGCTCACACGAGTCTACCATCCCGACTATAAGATCGCGCCGCAATCTTTTCCGATCCAGCTTGACGCTGGCTACGTTAAGATTGATGACACGGTCAAACGGTCGAAACCGGGAGACTTGTTTGAGATGTCTACTGCTCGGGAAGTGAGTACGATGGTGCGTACCGCTTCAGTTGGCCGAAGACCTATCGATCAGTGGGGCAGCTTTGAAACTGCTCCGGCTGATTACTGGTATCCCTCTGGTAATTTATCCAGTTGGGATCCGATAGATAAGTCCTTCGCTGTCCTCGACTCACGCCTTCGGGCGCGGATTAAGGACGACAACTTGAACCTTGCGCAATCGCTTGTTGAATACCGCCAGACTAGCGAACTGGTTGGTTCACTCGCGATGGATGTTGTTAAGACTTTCCGATCGCTCCGATCTGGGCGTGGCTTCGAGCAGTTCGTTAGAACGCTCCAGAGGCCGCGGTCACGTAATGAGCTCGCCCTTGCCAATAAATGGCTTCAGTACCAGTACGGTCTGAAACCACTACTTGGCGACATCTACGGAAGCGTCGACGCGTTAGCTACGCGCATCCGTGATGGCATCCCAATGTACTTAAAGGCCTCTGAGACCGTCTCCGCCGAGATCTCCGCCAACTGGCGGACTATCGATGGAAAACGAATCGAGGAGTACCTCGATAGTACGTTGAGTAAAAGGGTACGAGCCCGGTACGTGATTCGTGAGGCTGGTTTGAAACAGCTCTCACAGGTCGGTATCACAAACCCAGCCCTCTTGGTTTGGGAGTTGATTCCTTACTCGTTTGTCATCGATTGGGTTCTCCCTGTCGGTGACTTCCTCTCATCACTGGACGCCCTTGTGGGGGTTCGTGATTTGAGGGTTGCGCGTGGTTATCTCCACACGCAGCACGAGCGAGCAGTCGGTCCTTACGGGACTGCGGAATCGACCTACACCGTCAAACGACGGTTCGGGATCGATACCCAACTCTCTATGCCCCCGTTAAGGTGGCAACCAAGTCAGAGCTTCACCGCTTTGACAAACGGCTTGGCCCTCCTCCGGCAACTTCGCCGATAACCCGCGCCGTTAGGCGCATTACCCTGAAGAAGATCTCAAATGCAGATTAATACTGCTCTCACCATCAACGATGGTTCGGCGACTCCTGTCGCCAAGTCCTTCACCCCGGAACGCATTTCTCCGGAACTCTCCACCTTCGTGGAACGCTCCGCTGATGTATCCGCAGGTTTCCTGCGGCTCACGGTGGGTCTGTCGCCTGCGACGAGCAAGCGGCCGACCAACCGCGTCGACGTGGCCTTCGATCTTCCGATCATGGCCACTGTCGACGGCATCTCGAAGGTGTCCGACGTGGCGCGCTTCAAGGGTTACTTCGTGATCCCTGAAACGGCGCCGGCTACGTTGCGTGCAAACCTGCACGCCTTCGTGGCCAACGCACTGAACCAGGCGGCTGTGAAAGCAGTCATCAAGGATCTGGACCCGATGTACTAACATCACCCAGTCATTCAGGAGGAGTCCTTCCTAGGTTACGTAGCCGTTTGATCTCGTTTAAAAGATCTTGAGTTGGAATATCGCTGAGTTCGTCCTGCGGGATAGGCCACGGTAACCCGTGCTTATTCTCGCATATACGAGCCCATGCGGTGTATTCTTCTTCAAGTTCTCTACGACGACGGTCATGCGGTTGCGTTGCCATGGTTAGATCTCCTGAATACCTTGGTGCCCCATTAGGGGCATTACCCCTCAGTGAACAGTAGGACATCTTATGAGCGTTAGCCATAAGGCTCGAGTCTTTAAGCTCGAGACGAAACTCTTGCAGTCCCTTTGCAAAAACATCGGGACTCCCAGGAGCCTCACAGTGGCCCTCTTAGCACAGGCCGGTGAGTGGAAGCAGCTATTGGACCTAAAGTGTGACCCGTTGCACTATGACGATCCCGGCAGGTTTGCCGATGATTATCTAGTGACGACGATCATGCAGAAGAATCCTCGGCTGCCCACTGACATCGACCGACGCGCTGTGGCCATAGGAAAGTTCCGGGCGAGTGAAGATCAATGCCGAGAGGCTAATCTTCGTCTTAGCAGGTACCAAGAATTCGGGGAAGTCCCCGAACCTGATATTCATCGCGCCGTTCATCACGCGCGCGAGATTATTAGGGGTATCCTTGGCCCGACGCTTACGCGCCGGGATCTCGGTTTTGCCGAGTCTAAGATGAGGTTTGGCCCCGGGGCAACGACTTCACTGTCGGGTGTGGTGACTCAAGGCAAGAAATACTCGCGTCATGAGATCGACGCTACACCCAGGGTAGCTAGTTTTCGAGCATTCGGTTTTCCGAGCCTCTGGAAGGAGGCTGTGACAGACATCCGTCTGACGCAGTGTTCGAAGCTAACTACTGTTCCCAAGTCAGCGAAAACTGATCGCGTGATTTGCATCGAGCCGGACCTGAACATCTTCGTTCAGCTCGGTTTCGGTGCGCTTCTCCGCGAAAAGCTTCGTGTGGCTGGCCTGGATCTAAATACACAGGAAACGAATCAGACGCTTGCTCAGCACGCGCACGAATTCGACCTGTGTACCCTGGATCTATCCTCTGCTAGTGACACCATCGGCCGCGAGGTCGTGTGGTTGCTCCTACCGTTCGATTGGGCGAATGCCCTCCACTTCAGTCGCGTTGATAAGACGTCGATTGATGGGGAGGTTATCACCCTTGAGAAGTGGTCTAGCATGGGTAATGGTTATACTTTCGAGCTTGAGACTCTCCTTTTCTGGGGGGTTGTGAGGGGGTGCTTGCGCTCTCTCGGCCTAAGTGAAGATCTGGCTGTCGCCTACGGCGATGACCTGATCTTCCCTGACGCGGCTCGCGAGTTGACCATCAGGACACTGGAGTTCCTCGGCTTCAGTGTGAACCGTGATAAGACCTTTGGCAAAGGGGTCTTTCACGAGAGTTGCGGGACAGACTGGTTTAAGGGCGTCAATGTGAGGCCGGTCTTTTTACGGACTGAACTCCATGACTTCCAATCAATCTGTTATCTCTACGCTAACAACTTTCGTCGTTGGGCTCGTCGCCGTAGTGGTGGCGAGTCTTGCGATAGTAGGTTGCTTCCTGTTTGGCTCATTTGCTTTAGGGCAGTTGATCCAAACGACCAACTTCATGTTCCTGAAGGGGTCGGGGACGTTGGCTTCGTTGTCGATTTCGACTTCGCAAAGCCGACGCTCTCGCGCCGTTTCAGAGACAGAGGATGGTGCGGATTCACTTACCGATACCGGTCAGTGAAAGCGGAAAGAAGACGTATCTCCGAGTGGGGTTGCTATTTAGCTTCCCTAAACGGAATCTCATCCGAATTTTCGCTCGGAATTGAGAGCCTGAGAGGGCGATACAGACCTGCAACCCTAGAGGAGGGCCACGTTTTAGCGTGGCCCAACCTGGGTCCTTGGCGTTAAGCTAAGGTTTCGCCACCCTAGATAGGGCGGATGGAGGAGCTTTTGCTCTTAAG